GTCATGTTTTTCAGGCATCTTCATGTCTTACCCCCAATAAGGGGATTTGCTCTATTTAATTAGAAATAAGGTCGATTACTGATAGAACAAATCCAGGCTACTGTGTTTAGTAATCAGATTTGTTCGTGACCGATATGCACGGGCAAAACGGCAGGAGGTTGTTAGCGCAACCTCTTGCCACCCGCTTTCACGAAGCCAGCCATTGCGCTGGTTTTCTTTTATGCAAAGCACACCGCACCGTAGCCACAGCGGATAAGGTGATTATTTTTGTCTGTCTGGTATTTGGTTTGATGTGCTTTCAGAAAGGTCGTGATTAAAACGCAAAAAGCCCCGAGATATTAACTCAGGGCTTTATTTAACGAGTGCATTTATCCATCGTTGATGTCAAATTTACCCAACTTTATTCAAAAAGTCAATATCATGCCGTTAATATGTTGCCATCCGTGGCAATCATGCTGCTAACGTGTGACCGCATTCAAAATGTTGTCTGCGATTGACTCTTCCTTGTGGCATTGCACCACCACAGTGCGTGACCAGGTGGGTTGAGTAAGGTTTGGGATTAGCATCGTTACAGCGCGATATGCGGCGCTTGCTGGCATCCTTGAATAGCCGACACCTTTGCATCTTCCGCACTCTTTCTCAACAACTCTCCCCCACAGCTCTGTTTTGGCAATATCAACCGCACGACCTGTACCGTGGCAATCTCTGCATCTTGCCCCCGGCGTCGCGGCACTACGGCAATAATCCGCATAAGCGAATGTTGCGAGCACTTGCAGTACCTTTGCCTTAGTATTTCCTTCAAGCTTTGCCACGCCACGGTATTTCCCCGATACCTTGTGTGCAAATTGCATCAGATAGTTGATAGCCTTTTGTTTGTCGTTCTGGCTGAGTTCATGCTTACCGCAGAATGCAGCCATTCCGAATCCGGCTTGTGATTGCGCCATCCCCATAGCAGCCATCACATCAGTACCGGAAAGAGAGTCAGAAGCCGTAGCCCGTGGTGAGTCGCTCATCATCGGGCTTTTTGGCGAATGAAATTTAGCTACGCTTTCGAGTCTCATGGTCTTCCCCTCTTGCCCTGTTTGACCATCAGGACGCCGTTAACTATTACGTGACGCTCGCCTTTGCTGTCTCGGTTGTACTTGAGCACTGTTCCTCTTGCGCAGGAAAGCATCCTCGCCACTTCGGTCTGATTGCCTCGTGTCTGGATAAGAAGCTCTGGTATCGTTTGAATTGTGGCGTTCATACGTTCTCCAGTTCGGTGATTTTTATTCCAAGCCTTCCGCCTGGTACTTTCACGCCACGAATTACGCGAATGTCATCGAATTGCTCGTCGTCTTCCGCAAATCCAGCGTGGATAAGGGAGTCGAGTAAACCTTTCAGGATGTTGTCGAGGTCGCGGCGGCGGGAGTCTGGAACGTCTGCGATGACTTTGATGCGGAGTCGTGATTTGGTGAAAATGTCTAACTTAAGTTGGCGGATGATTTGCTGAACGTCTTTTCGGTATTTCTGGCCTTTATCGCTGATGTAGTATTGGCTTCCCCGTCTTCGCCAGTAGGTATTCACCGACGGCGGGTATGGAAGCACAAACTGATATTCGTTCATGACTTAATCTTCCCCTCCTTCAGCAGTATCGCCTGCGTCCTGATCACTCCTTCGAGGTGGTAAAGTCTGGCGTCTTTGTTGTCGAGGTTATGGGTGCGTCGGTCGATCTCCGCGTGGCAGTCACTACAAGCCCATGCGCCGATCAGGTCGTCAGGCTTCATTCCCGTTCCGCAAATTCCAGCCATCCGGTAATGTGCCAGAACTGTAGTTTCAGGATTACCATTGCATATGCCGTAAATACGTACCTGGCATTCTCTGCCGCGTGCTTCTTTGCGTAGGTTAGCCATTATGGTTCGCTCCAGTAATTCTCAATTGCAGCAGCCATTCTCTGCATCCACTCAGCCAGCTTTAACGCGGCTTCTCTTTCAGAACCACATTTAGGGAAATCCTTCATTTCCATGCTGGCCTTATATGTTCTGAATGCCAGGTCTCCGGTAATAACCAGCTCCTGATCAAGCACAGAGCGTTTATTCCGGTGTTGAACGTAATAGACAGATTCAGCCCGCATTTCTTCTCTGTCTTTTTTGAAGGAAATAAGCTCAGAGAAATCACTCATCGTCTTCTTCCTCGTACATTGAGCTATTCGGATCGCTCATCAGCTCTGCGCAGCAATCGGAGCACACGTGAACTTCCAGCACATGCAGCTTCTGACCGCAGTTAGCGCACGTTAAAGCCCGCTCGACGCTTTCTTGTTCGTAACTTCGATTTGGGTCAATCACCTTGTTTTCCTCGCACGTTCTCTAAGCCACCGGATATCCCACAGGTGAGCCGTGTAGTTGAAGGTTTTTACGTCAGATTCTTTTGGGATTGGCTTGCGTTTATTTCTGGAGCGTTTCGTTGGAAGGTATTTGCAGTTTTCGCAGATGATGTCGGTGATACTTCGTCGCTGTCGTCTCATGCCGCCCTCCTGACGCCCTGCCCGATCGCCATCAATGCCGCTTTGGATACGGTAGTAAACATCCGTCGAGGACTGATGAACGGTCGCCAAATCAGCAGCATGGAACCTTTGCTGTTTCCCTTCTTCTCCAGCCCTGTCGATGGTTCGATAAAATTAATCCGTCCATCAGTGATAATACGAACTTCGTCAACACTCTCCAGAGCATTGCTGAACCATCCGACAGACATATCCTCTGGCACAAGCATCACTACCGTCTGTCGCTGTTGTATGCACTGCTCAGCGGCTTTTTCCACCCACGGCCTGATATTGCTGTACGGTGGGTTATTCCAGATTGCACCGTGGCTTACCCACTCAGAATTGAGCGCGTCGTCGGCCTCAGTTAACCAGTGAGCGCACAGAGCATTTTTGTCGCTCGCTGCCGAATCCAGCCAGAATCCAAACTCAATATCCAGCGCATCAAAAAGCCAAAGCGGCGTTTGCCAGCAGTCCTTGTCGTGTGCTGGCGTATTTGATTTGATAGTCATGCAGCCTTCCCTTTTCGTTGTGACCATTCATACTCTCGCCGGGAGTCATCACTCCACCGCACTTTGCGCTCTGAGCCGAACCAGAACATGATTTCGATAAGCTCAGTCATGCTGGCCTTTCGCATTTTGCTGGTACGCACGCCAAGCATGACAACGCCACCGTCGATACCAGGCACACTTCGTTGCTCCAGTTTTTTGGTCTTAAGCCACAGGGCAGTGAACAGGTCTTTCCAGTCTTCCGGCGCCAGCCGTTGACCATGCCATAGCACCTGACGCGAAACATCGTTCAGCATCGGCCACATACGGTCATTCTGCGCTTTGCTGCGTTTGGGTTCTCTAACGTGGACTTCGTGAGGTGACTTGTCGTCGATCGGAAGTGAGAGTATTGCGTCTATGGCGTTGTTTCTGATTGCTTCGTTGCGAAGCATGTATATTTGCTTCATCGTTACCTCAACTCACAAAACGCCACGCCACTTTTGCTACGACAACAGGCATAACACCGATAATCACCCACAGGAAAATGCTACCGAAAAGCACACCCACCAGGTCTTTACCTTCGCCTAACAACCGGACAAAACTGCTGGCAACCACAATGAACGTCGCCACCATCCACATAGCACCGAGAATCCTCAATGCAGAAAAAATCAACTCAACCACGATCTACCCTCCCCCAAATAAAAAGGCCTGCGATTACCAGCAGGCCTGTTACAAGCTCAGTGATGTAGATGGTCATCAGAATCCTCCTTTCTTCTTGGACTGCGGTTCCTCGCGTTCACGGCGGCGCATTTCAGCAGACTGTTGGTCTGTGTCATAAATAGCGCCATTTGCCTGAATGCAATACACCGTGCCGGTATTGCCATGACGATTGAGACGAAGGATTAGTTCGGTTTCACCAGGTGGAACACTGTCATCAAAAGCACCTTCACGATGGATCCCCACCCAATAATCGCAATCCTGTTCAATCTGCCCTGTATCTCGTGAGTCACTTGGTAATGGGCGTTTATTGGTTCGGCTTTCCAGTGCGCGGTTAAGCTGTGTCAGAAGCACAACAACGCAATCAAGCTCTTTGGCAAGGTTCTTCAGTCCTTTGGTGATCATGCCGTAAGCAAGGTCGTTGCGATCGGCCTTTTCAGCGGTCATTAGTGTCAGGTAATCGACCAGAATCATGCCAACGCATCCTTTTTCTCGCTTGATTCGACGGCTTTCGCTGACGATTTGAGCCAGAGATAATCCCGGCGTGTCGTCGATGTAAAGCAGGTCGATTTCACTCAAGCGATTGGCTGTTTCGATCGCCCTGTTGAAGTCACCATCGTAATCACCCTGATAGCCGTCATCAGCGTCATTTGTCGCCGGAAGGTAAAAAATATTCGGGTTAACACCTGACTTCTGTCCTACCAGTTTTTCCAGTATCTGATCACCTGGCATTTCAAGGCTGAACATCAGAGCGGGCTTTTTCTCATGCACTGCGCAGTTGATTGCCATCTGGCTGTATAGCGTCGTTTTCCCCATCTTAGGGC